TTCACCCCTACTCAGATAGCAATATCTGAGGCCCACACCCACCCTAACCGGAGTGGGTGTCTCAACCTCGACCGACCTAGGCGCTCTTCTTTGCTCCTAGGACGCTCCTTTACTTCGGTGAAGTACTGGAGATAGGTTGAGTCGTCATCGACCGGTGTCTTCGCAACGGAGCCGCGAGGCCTCGTTACGCGATGCTCTCTCACATGGAGCTCGTTGTTCCACCTACTGGCTAATTGCCGGTTGGCGGTCCACGGGTCATGTGAGAACCAGCCGATGACACCTGAATCAGGCTCGACGTCAGGGAAGACAAATCTCCCCAGACGTTCGACTGACCTCTTGAGATACTCAGCCGTCCGATAGTAACCTCTAGAAAAGAAGTTATTATGGGCGTCGATAGTGCTCAAGACTGACTCAGGTGCGGACACGGATGGCTTGGAGAGAAGGCTCACTTTGGTGACATCACTGCCACCAAATGCCTCTATCCCACAAGATTCCTTAAAGTTACCTTTGAGGAATGTCTTGTTTGGATTCACCTTGAAACCAAGGCGCTCCAGACTTGCCACCACCGTAGCCGAGTAACGTGTTGGGACGATGATATCATCGCCAAACACGCGGACCATCCCGCTAAAGCGCAGTATGTTCTTGTGAGTAGCCAGGAGGTTAGCCTCATAGAGGCATGCCCCGAGGCATATCGCCAAGAATGTCACTGACTGTACGGGAAAGGTCAGAGCCGACCCCATGGTAGAAAACTTCCTAAGACGATAGTACTTAGGACTTTTCTTATCAAGGTCCTGTTTGATCCACCTTGTCCTGACCGCATAACATGCGGAAAGAAGAGATGGCGAGCGACGGAAAAGTCGTTCGACGACCCAACAGGACAGTCGGTCAGAGGCTGACGACAAGTCAATTGTCGCCAACTCACCCGACTGGGAAGCTTCCAGTGCCATCCTCTGGTTGTTACGTTGATCTCGGAAAGAGATAAACTTATCTAACCATGTGGACTCGACACGGGACATGATGAACTCTCGAACACTTTGCTGGCACCATTGATGCGCAGTAGGTTCCGCGGCAATCAGCCGAGGACCTGCATAGCTCTTTGGAACAGCGATGAGTCGAGCAGGTGGTTCATGATCCAGTAAAGGACTTGACCCGCCAGCATCATGAGGATAGGTAGCAACATAGTGATGATAATTGCTTGAAGCAAAGTCAGCACTAGGGAACTCCTTTTCTAGCTTAGGCGACCAGTTAGGAAAGATGTACTTATACGTCTTATCCTTCAGATCGCTTACGGCTCCTGGTCCATGTCGAGAACGCCATTGTTCGGGGCGGTAAGCCCCGATTTGGGCGCAGATGATATCGGAGACATCTTGGATGCTTCCGAGGCACCTGGTCCATACAATGGTGTCGGTGGAGCGCTCACTGTCGAGATCTCTCTCGAAGAGTGGACACTCGGGCTCAGGACGAACGTCATCTCCAAACTGAAGATGACGAGCGCCATTAGAGTCAAAATCGCCAATATCCCAATTAAGGGAACCATGGCGGATTTCACCGTCTGTCTTGAAGAATTCATCAACTTGTTTCCAGGTTGCTGAATCCGGAGAAGCTACACGGAGACGTTTTCCAGCTAACAAAAGCTGTCGAACGAACCGCAAGGCCTCTTTGTCAAGATCAGATCTCAACACTCCATCGCGATCAAAAACGCGTAGCATCAGCCCCTTGAATAGTCTTGGGACAGTGCTCTTGCGTCTGAACGGCCTCATAAGAGGAAGTCCAGAGCGAGTTAGGCGTCCTTCTTCCAGACACTTGTCAAGGTGTTTGGAAAAAGAAGGCAAAGTGGATAGGAAAAAATCCAAACCACGATGCTTGATCGCTGAGAGCAAACGCTTGTAATCACGTTCGCACTCACGACGGAGACAGGGCATACGGTCGACGATGTCAGAAAACATCGCCTCGTATAGTCCTAGCAAGTATCCTTCGTAGCTCTTATTATCAGTCATGGGACAAGATCCTATGATTTGATTCTACGAGCCCGGCAGGACGCTCACATTACCGGAGCCCTCGAAAGAGGGGTACGGTAACCCCCGAAAGCAGTGAGGTTAGAGAGACGTATTTCTACGACTCCCAGCCAAGCAGCTTAGCTGCGACGCCACCAGCTTTTACCATGTAAAAGCTCATGGCTTCACTGACATCGATGATGTCAGCCGCAACGCCATTCGGATCCGTACGGATCGTGTAAATGACTTGCGTCAGCGAACCAAGCGGAGTCGACGAGGTGGGCTTCACGAACCTCTCGAAAGTCACAGTGTGACGATCGAAGGGTTGAGTGTTGGCTTTCACCGAGTCGCGGGAGTGACGCACCTTAGCACGGTACGTCACGGTCCCATCGTCCAAAAAGTATTCGGACGAGTAACCGTCTTGGTTGATCAGGGGAAGAACTTTCGCGGTTCCACCGGAACCGTCGAGAGTGATCGTGAGAGAAGTGCCAAGCATAGGATATTGCTCCTTAGAGTTGTCTATTCACCGCGAGAAGCGCTGAATAAACAGAGCTCCAAGGGTTTTCAGTCGATCTACCCCTATAAAGGGTAGGTGAGCAGATATGGTACCGCCCCCTGTATAACGTTCTTTCGTTATCAGGGAGACGACTCCATCACCACCTTGATAACCAGTGGTCATCGAGATGGTCCGAAAGTGATATTTCGTCTCCTGGTAGGTCATAACACATGCCTCCGCAGAAGACGCCGGGACCGTATTCGAGTTTTGCAAAGCAAACTCGTGTACGTTGGTAAACCAGTTCACCATCCAGGTCCATGGGATAAGATCCCATGCGCCCTTGATTGTAGCTTCGGAAGTCATTCCGGAGCATACGCGGCGAGCAAGTTTGAGCCGGTCACTATCGGTAGGGTCATACCCTGGAGTAATGTTTGGTTTCCACCGAACAGTACCCCATTGCCGAGAAGAGTATGTTACGCTCTGCTTGGTAAGGATGTTCAGGCCCAATTGGCTCTCTAGAAAGAGATCCTGGTCCTGTTCCGCGGTATGAGTACCTAAATTGAGTCGACGTCTAAGCCCAGATTGGCTGTACAACCGATCCAGTTCTGCCTTACGGCGTTGAACATGGGAACCGAAGTCCAGCAAATCATGTACGTCTTGGACGAGTGGGAGCCAGCCAAATTGGGCTCCAAGGTACTGATTAGCACCCTCACGGGCACTAAGCAGACGCCGAGGAGTCTTCAATAGCTTTCCCACATCCTTGAGCATACGGGGCAAGTCATAGACATCCTGCAACAAAGTCAAAGGTGTGATATCTGGGCGAGAGGGATTAGTTCTCGCTAACAGACTCGTCATCTGAGACGATGGAGAGGGAGTGTCATTTGACAAGTGACTCCACGCTACGTTACGGATATACTGTGGATAATAGTTCACAGCGTGTCCGGTAACGTCACCTCCAGGACTCACATAGGATCCATTTACCGGGTGGTAATTGGAATATTCGAACCTCCGAATTGAACAATCGTTCACGTCGGTGGGACGACCAATGTGATCATCACATTTGGCTAGTTGATAACCAAATGGGAAGCTGTTGGTAGTATGGCCAGATGTGCCAAAGGCAGTCTGATCATAGAAACCATCAGGGTTAGGTAGCGTTCTCTGTCGAGAACGTGCGATACGAGTCACAGACGTATGTACCATAACGGGTGCAACAATTGCAAGCGGTTAAGCTCGAGAGCCCGCACTATGCGGGC